GGTTGGCATGGGCGAGCGGGTATGGCCGGTCCACGCCGCAGGCCAGCACCACCACCGTGGTCCCGCCCGCCGCGAGCGCTCCCCGGTGCGCGTAGGCGTCGACGCCGAACGCGCCACCGGAGACCACGGTGCAGGTCGGCTAACAGCAGCGAGGCGACCCACCTGCCTCGCGGCGGGAGGTCGCCTCGATCGCCAGGGTAGCCGGGCCGCCAGCGCCCCGGCCCTCCTCAACCGTCGCCGGTACCCAGGCGGCGGCTGATGCGGACCCCGGCGTCGACGATGGCACCGTCGAGGCCGGCTAACGGCCGTGGGGTCGCTGGCCGGCCGGCTGAGCCGGCCGAGTAGCCGGCGCGGTACCCGGCGCGGTAGGCGATGGTGCCGGCGCACGCCTCCACCTCTCGCACGGCATGCTCGATCAGAGCAGCCGCGCCGACCAGCACGGTCGCCACAGCCAGGGCAGCCAGGATGGCAGGCCGGGCCGGGGTATCCGGCAGCGGCCGCACTCCGGACATAGTGGCGGTCAGGTAGACCACCCAGACGACGACTGTGCCGCTGAGTATCCATCGGGTAACAGACATGACCGGGAGCATTGCGTTACGGCATGATCACGTCTAGCGGTCGAGGAGGTGAACTTCCGTGCACGCTCGGGTGACGTACACGCGTTCTCAGCCAAGCCGCTATCCGAGGCAGTCCCTTAGGGTTACATCGAGTAGCCGTACGGTCAGGCAGTTGGGCAACTCACCGGCAGCGCCGCCAGGGTCGGCCTCTGGCGCCACCGGGGCCGGGGTCACCAGCGGGTCAGGGCGCGGGACGGGCGCCGGCACCGTGGGCGGTGGCGCAGAGGTCACCGGCGGCGCGGTGGGCGGCAGCGTTACGACCTCGAGCGGCGGCGGCGGGGCGGCGGCCGGCGGGCGGTCCCGCTCGTCGACGACCGAGGGTAGGAGCAGCATTCCGGCCGCGGCGGCTGCCGCCGCCGCGGTGATGACCGGGTGGTCGCGTACCCGCCGGACCAGGACAGCCGCGGCGCCGGCGGCGAGCACCGGGGCGGCCGCACAGGGCCGGCCCGGCGGCGGGCGAACGACCACAACTGCGGCCGGCAGCAGGTCCCGCAGGTGCGCGTCCCGGGCTACCACCACCCGACGGGCTGTGCCGCCCTCGAGTAGGGCCGTTGCCTCGCTCGGGTCGGAGGTGATCGCGCTGATGCCCCAGCCGTTGCAGGCGCAGAGCGCGGTGCAGGCCTCCCGGTGCCGGTCGGCCCGCGGCCCGGCCGGCACGTAGACCACTACCCACACAGCTACTTCCGCCCGGCGTCAGGCTCACGCACGTACACGCCGCGGCCGATCACCGACTCGATGACCCCCCGGTCGGTGAGCAACCCGACAGCCCGCGCCGCGGTCGACACGCTGACCGAGTAAAGCTCGGCCAGGCCCGCGTACGACGGCAGCTGGTCACCGGGCCGGTAACCGGCCTCCGACCTGGCAATGCGGGTATGGATGTCGTCTGCGATCTCGCGGTAGGTGAGACTGCGTGGTGGCATGGTCAACTCCCCGGGTGGCACGGGCGAGTCTGCCACGACGACCTGCTGCATGTCGATGCTCCTCTTGACCTATGTCACGCCCATGATATAGGTTCCCGCCTGTCCCCCGGGTGGCTCTGGGGGTACCCGGCCTGGCCTCGTTCGCTGCCCGGCGTCGACGGCCAGGCCGGCCAACCCGTAGGGGGGTCCATGGCGGACACGATCGGCGAACCGCGCATCACCGCCGCTGACGCGGCGGAAACCTGCTCCCGGCCATGGCCGAACCGGCAAACGGCCTGGGAGGAGGCGAAGATCCTGCGCCGGGAGGGTTGGGACGTGCTCGAGTCGACGCGCACCGAGCCCCGCACAGATGGGCTGATCATCATCGCCACCGTGTACCACCCGCGGACGCACACCTCACCAGGTGACCTGCTCTGCCACCCGGAAGGCCCACCCGTAGTGGACCGGACAGACGGTAGCGAACGTGACACAGAGTGAGATACGGTCCCCAGGCGTCACGATGACCTCACAGGGGAGCAAACGCCGGCGACAGCCGCCGGCGCGCGAGAGGAGAACAGAGTGATCAAGAAGTTGGCCGCAGCGGCGGCCCTCGGCCTGGCCGCAGGCGCCCTCGCCCTAGCCGGGCCAGCGCAGGCGGACCTCCCAGGTGACATCAACAGCCTCAACGTCGCCGTGGAGGACCGCACCGGCTACGACCGGGACCTGTTCGGCGACTTCGACCGGCCAGCCCAGCTCGACGCCAACCTCGCCGACTGGCCAGACTGCGACGGGTACTACTCGTTCGCCGACGACCAGTGCTACACCGACGCTGGTGAAGTCGACGTCGACCACATCGTCGCGCTGGCCGAAGCCTGGGACTCCGGCGCCAACGGCTGGAGCGACAGCCAGCGCGACCAATTCACCGGCGACACCTCGAACCTCTGGCTGATGACCGACAACCTCAACCAGTCCAAGGGCGACGACGACGCGGCCGAATGGCTACCCCCGAACGAGGCCGCGGTCTGCACCTACGTCCAGGCGTACGTGGCCGTCAAGGTCGAATGGTCGCTGTCGGTCGACCAGGCCGAGAAGACCGCCCTGCTCGACGCGGCCGAAGGCTGCACCGACCAGGGTGATGACGGTACCGGCGGCCAGAGCCCCCCGCCGGGCGACGACCTCAACTGCGCCGACTTCGCCACACAGCCGGAGGCGCAGGCGGTACTCGACGCCGACCCGTCCGACCCGCACGGCTTGGACGCCGACGGCGACGGGATCGCCTGCGAGACCCTGCCCGCCGGCAACGGCGACAACGGCCAGGACGGCGATGGCGATGACAACGGCCAGGACGGCGATGGCGACGGCGGCGGGCTTCCCAAGACCGGAGCCCCACTGCCGCTGCTGCTGCTCGGTGGCACGGTGCTGCTCGCCGCCGGCGCCGGCGTGCTACGCGCCACGCGGCGCAGGTGGACCCGGTTCACCACCTGACACACACGACAGCGGCCCCGGTCCCTCCCACGTTGGGAGGACCGGGGCCGCAGTCTTTCAGGGGGAAGCTACGCCGGCGAGCGCCGGTCCCGGTACGACCGCACGAAGTGCATCGGCAGCCACACGCACAGGACGGCGGCGGCGCCCATCGTCAACGGCGCAGGCCCAAAGTCGACCAGCAGGTACGTCCACGGGTCGGTCGCGGGGTTCCCGTCGTAGGCGCCCCACAGCTCCATCCCGACCGCCAGCCCGGTCAGCGCCAAGAACACCAGGCGCCATTGTGCCCGTGCGTTCACCTGCCCGTCGCCCGCTCGAGGGTCGCCCGCACGTCACCGGCAGCGAGCCGTCCGTCGGCGATCGCCGTGCCCAGCTGCTTGCGCAGCTCGGTGCCGGTCGGCTTGTTCGGCACCGCATAGGTGCCGCCGCCGGCGAGCACCGCGGCCGCGGCCGCCATGCCCAGCGCCACCCGCCAGTCGAAGCCCTCGGCCAGACCGGCCAAAAACGTAATCAGCCCGGCCCCGAGCGCCGAGGCGATCGCCTTGCGCACCGCACCTACGGTGATCGTCTTACCGTTCATGTCATTCCTCCAGTTAGGATGGATGCGATCCAGCCGCCGGTGCCGCCCAGCGCCACCGCCGCACCGGCGGCGAACCACAGCCGGGCCTGCACCGCATGCAACCGCTTGTCCAGGGCGCGGACCTCGCCCCACAACTCCGAGCGCGCCGCGTGGATGGTGGCCTTGTTCTCGGCGACGTCGAGGCGCACCTCGGCGATCGCCGGGTCGACCACCGCCACCAGCCGCTTCAACTGGTCGCCGACGTTGCGCAGCTCGTGGTACATCTCGGTCGGGGTGACGACCACCGAGCCGTGCGGGATGTCCGCGGTCACTGCGGCTCCGGTACGGAGCTCCCAGCCGGGGCGACGCTGAACGCGACCCGCGACAGCACGTTCACGAACGCCTGCTCGACCCGGTCGACGGGTACCTCCCGCAGCTCCTCGGCCAGCTCCGGGCCCATCCTGGCCAGGGTGGCCTCCATCTGGTCCGTCTGCGCCTGCCGTGCGGCTGCGGCCGCGGCCGCGTGCTCGTCGAGCCGGGTCAGGATCTGCCCGGTATCGAGGTCCTCGCGGGCCGCCAGCGTGGCCACGACCAGCTCCCGCAGCGCGCTGATGTCGTCACGTGCCCAGACCGCGTGGTTCCGGATCGAGGCCAGGTACGACTCCGCCTGCCATTCCGGGTTGCTCTTGTGAGTCGCGGCGCTGACCGGGGAGCTCACGACGTCGTCCTTCCAGACGTGCCGAGCGACCAGCCGTGCGTCCGCGTCCGTGAGTGGCATACCGCTTCCTTCCACGATTTCGATCGCCCGGCGGACGATCTCCGGTTTTTGTGCGACGATCGCCGCACCAGGGCACTGGTCGTGCCCCCACTGCTCGTCGAGCCATTCCCGGTCCATCGAGTGGTGGCCCAGGCCGAGCTCGCCCGGGTGGTCGGCCACCTTGAGCGGGTAGCCGTACTCGAGGTGGCCGCGGGCGAACAGCTGCGCGTTGGCCTCGACCTGCCAGCTCGACAGCCGCTCCCAGCCGCCCGGGTTGCGGCTGTCGGAGGCGAGGAACCCCTCGTTCTCGGAGGAGAGCCACCGGCCGTTGCCGTCGCCCTGCGTCCAGGCCCGGTCGGCGGTGTCGACCATCTGCGCCAGCTCGCCCTGGTCGCGGCCGGCGATGAAGTGCGACGACACGTCGCTGTCCGGGTTGAGCTGCCAGGCGATCGTGCCGTCATACCAGCCGACGGCGATGTGCAGCACCAGGCCGCGCACCTCCACCATGCCGCCGGCAGTCCTGTTCGGCGACGGCCCCACCCAGCGGGCCAGGTCAGTCCAACGTGCCACGGCAACCTCCTAGAACGGGATCGCGATGAGGGTTGGGCGGATCACAAACGACGTGGACGCGTTGACCGTCAGTTGGTACTGCGCGTGCAGGGTGTGGAGCCCCGGCGACAGCCCCTCCAGGAGGCACGCGTTGCCCAGGTCGCCGTCTGTGGTGTCGAAGTTGCCGGTCCCGGAGGACCCCCGGCCCAGGCCTAGTATCCCGGTCGTGCCAGCCTGCCGCGAGCTAGCGCCGGAGACCGCGAACGACATTTCGACGGAGCCGACCTGTTCCTCAGGAATGCCCGGGCGCAGCGTGGCTGACAGCCACACGGCGCAGCGCCCTGACGTGCCGACTGGTAGGTCCGTGATTGTCGGGCCCGGGTCGCCGACGTCTGGGTCCGCCCAATCTGTGGCGGTGATCGACAGCACCTCGTTGTTGACCACCGCGCGCATCCCGAACGCCAACGTGGACAGCGACACGAGGTGCCCGGTGGCCGGGTCGATCGCAGCCACCCCGTAGGTGCCGTCGGGCAGCAACCCGATCTGCACCACGAGGTCGCCGGCGGCGTTGCGAATCTTCACCGCACCGCCGGTGATTGTCACCCCGCCGGCGCCGATGTGCGCCGCCTCCAGCCGCCGCGCTGTCTGCTCCCGGCGCAGCTGCCGCTCGAGCTCGGCCAGCCGCCGCATCACATCAGCTGGGGAGAAGACGTGATCGAACCTGCCCTCCACTACTCCTCCCCCTCCAAGATCGGGACGATCACCCCGCGGGCGGTGTCCAGCTCGAACCCGACCGCCCTGCCCTGGCCGCGCACACCGTCCGGGTGGCGGTGCCCCACCAGGTGCCAGGCCACGTCGTCGCCCAGGCGCCAGTCGATCCCGTAGCGGGGCGTGGCGTCCCACCGCGCCTCGATCGCCCACAGCCGCGACCCGAGACGCCGCCGGCCCAGCTCGGCCCGCGCATGGGCGTTCAGGGTGGCCAGGTTGGTGATGCTGGAGGACGGCTGGTAGTGCCGCTCCCAGATCGGCACACCAGCGGCCAACGCGGCCGTGTCCACGGCCAGGTCCGAGTGCGGCTGGTCGTCTCCCTCACCGCTGGAGTACGCCTGCACCACGTTGGCGTAGCGGCCGCCGCCGAAATCCTCCTTGTACCGGTACCGGGCGTTGGCCTGGCCGGTCGACCCGTACACCGACCGGGCGGTGGTCACGAACAGCGCCGACGGTTGGGAGGCCGCGACACCGATGCGTGGCCGCACGCGGGCGATCTTCGAAACCGTGTTGCGGGCGGCGGCGTCGGCCCAATCCAGGTCGATCGTCCACTCCGGGCCGCCCTCAACGGCCATCAGCTCCTGCAACGACTCGTACACCGACTTGTGGTCGCTGGCCTTGTACGTCCGGTCCCGCCGGGTGCCGGTGGGCGGCGCGTCGACGATCAGACCGATACCCTCACCGCCGATTCCGGGCAGAGCAGCGGCGTCGGCGAACAGCCCGGCCGCGATGACCGACGCCTCGTCCTGCTGCACCCAAACGTGGTCGCGGACGAACCGGTGCTCCAGGTAGCCCTCGATCGACATCAGCCCCAGCTGCAGGGTCGGGTCGGTCCCACCCTCACGCGGCAGCGGTATGCCGGCGTACACCGGCAGGTCGTTGACAACCAGCACCAGCATGGTCCGGGGCGGCTCGGTCGCTTGGAACGCCAGCGGCCCGAGCGCCGCCGGCCCGCCCAGCGGGATCGGCAACACCGCCTCGGTGGAGGTGTATGCCCCCAGCACCCGGCTCGGGGTGGCTGCCACGTCGTGCAGCTGCGCGATCATACGACCGGACACCAGGTCGCAGCCCAGCCACACCACCCGGCTGCGGACGGTCGCCACCGCAACTGTGGGAAGCCCGGCAGGCGGCGCCGGCGGCGGGGGTGGCTCCGGGTCTGTGGCACCAATGACAAATGTGTGGCTGATCACGGCCGTCGTGCCCAGGTAGCCCTGTGCAGTGATAGTTATCGACGCGCCGTTGTCCGTTACCTGGAAGCCACCGTACTGGTCGCGCTCCACAGAAGCACCCCGGTCGTAGCTGCTCGGGGTAGGAGAAAACGGGGTGGCGTCAACCGAGCCCACCACGTAGACCGGAAACCCGCCCCAGTCGTTGTTCGCGCCGCTGTCGAACGCCAACGCGTGCACATCCGCGTTGATCATGACCATACGGTCAGCCCAGCCGGTAGACACCAGCAAGTCGGCGATCTCCTGCCGCTCGGTCGCGAAACCCGGCCAGGAGTCGCTCGACCCGTTGATCCACCGGACAGACGACACCATGACCATGACCTCGGCCGTCGACTCGCTCAGCAGCTGCGCGAGCCACGCCTTCTGATTCGATCCGAGCATCGTCTTGGACGGGCCGTCCGCAGCCCCGTTGGGCGAGCGGTAGAACCGCGTGTCGAGCACCACGAACAGAACCCGCCCGATGGGAAAGCTTTGATAGGCCGCACCAGGATCGGGCAGCGCGTACGACGGCACCCGCTCCCGATACGCGGTGGCCGCGTTGCCCTTCGTGGACAGCGTCCCGTCCGAGTTGTTCGGCCCGAAGTCGTGGTCGTCCCACATATAAACCAGCGGCACGCTTCGGTACAGCTCATGCTGGCGGCTCTGCAGCAGCACGTCGTCGATCGCGCGGCGGTAGTTGCCCAAGCTGCCGCCGCCGACGATCCCGTGAGACCCAGACCCCAGGTCGTAGTAATGCAGGTCGCCCAAATGCATGAAGAACAGCGGATCGGACGGGTGCTCGCGGATGGTGTCGAAGGTCGGTGCGTTCGAAATCCTGGCCGAGGCCAGTACCAGGCCGGTCGTGTCCGGGAAGTCCGGTGTGAGCCCGGCATCACCCGACGCGATGAAGCTGAACGACGCCGGCTGCCCGGCCGGGACCGGTGCGGTGCGGAACCGGCCGGTTGTGCCGGTATTGAGGACCGAGTCTTCCTCGATCGCGAAAACGTACGTGCCGCCGGGATCGAGCCCCGAGGCGTCGATGCTCACAACCCCGTCGCCGGTCGGAGAAGCAGGACCGAAGAACACCGGGGCGGAGAAAGCGGCGTCGGTGTCGACCGCCAGCCGTGCGGACGTCACGCCGCTGAGCTTGGCCCGGACGCGGGCACCCCCGTGGCTAAGCGCACCCACCCATAGGCTGATGACGGTCATGTGGCCGGGACCACCTGGACCGCGCGGTGGAACATCTCCCCGGTCTGGCTGGTCACCCGGTGCTCCAGGCGTACGTTGTACGTATTGCCTGCGGTCAGGCTCTCCAGCAGATACGAAGCACCCGACCGGTTGCGGCTGCCACCATCATCGGTGCCCACGGAGGAGCGCGAAACCCGCCTGGAGTTGTTGTCCGCCGCGGGGAGAACGACCGACCCCGAGCCGACGGTCCCGCCAGTGCGGACGACCGGGCTGCAATAGGCGACGGCGTTGGTGCCGGAAACGATATCCAACGCCACAGTCCAGTGGATCATGACCCGGCCGGAGATCGGCGCAACGAATGCGACACCGCAGTCCACATAGATGCCGCTTGAGCTGAGCACATCGAAGGCGGTGTTTGTGAACTGGAAGATGCTAACGTCGTCGAAATCCTGCACGGTAGGCGGGGACGCGCCGGGTCCGCCGATCGGCACCCACGTCCCGCCCGCGTTCTGGTTGACAACAAGCGCGCCCTGGGCAACGTCCCACAGCAACATGCCCTGGTAGCGCCCGCCTGCGCCCGGGTAGTCGTCGCTGTCGCGTACGGGGATGGTGCCGCCAACCGCGACGGTATACGGCGCAACAACCGTCAACGTCGGTGACGGAGAGCCGTTGGCCGGCACCAGGATCGTCGCCACCCGAAGTGAATTCGCGGTCACCGGCGGATCGGCCGGCGACACCCCGGGCACGCCCGTGGCATACACCACCCGGGCACGGCGGAAGCCCGACCCGTCCTGGTCATGGTCCTGGATCTGCAGGTCCAGGGCGTCGATGCGCGGGTTGGTGGCGTCAGCAGGAACGACACTGCCGGATTCTTCTGGATGCGCGAACAGGTACGGACCGGTGAGCGAGGTGATCCCGGTGTGAATCACCCCGGTAACGTTATGCACCGTCCACGTCGTACCCGACAGGCTGGCGGCGCTCGCGCCGCTAACCACGCTACCGTTCGGGAACAAACCGCTGCGGGCGGCGAAGCCGCCCAACGCGTCGCCGCGCTGCAACAACCCACCGAGCAGGCGGCGCATCTCGGCCGCGTGGTACTGCGGCGCGTACCGGTACACATCGGCCCCGCCATCAGCAGCGAAGACGATCAAAGGTCCGTGCGGAGTCAGCGACAACCCGAACGAGTCGGTCGTGGCGTCGCGGACGAAATAGACGGCGTCAACCACCAGAACCCCGGCCGCCCCACCGGTCAGGCTGTCCACGGTCACGGTGTCGCCGGCGACCAGGCCGTGACCGGCGATCGTCAGCAGCTCGTTGTCGGCCTCAATGGTCGCCGTCCCCACCAGCGCATCCCTGCCGGCGTTGATGTATAGCGGGTCGCTCATGAGATCACCACCATGCGTCTCTCCATCTCGGCGTCGCCACACCGGCGTCGAAGTCGGCGCCGGTGAACCTGAACGTGGTCGTCCCGGGCAGCAGAGGCTCCGGGTCCACATCCCAGGCAGTCACACCACGCTGGGAGGCAGTGACCAACCCGTTGAGCAGCACCGTGCCCGCCGCGGTGTCGATGTCCAGCCACTGCCCGGCGGCCAAGTCCAGGTCCACCTCCACCCGCTGCAGCGTGCTGTCTGGGCGCTGCAGCACGAAGCCCGGCCGCGGCACCGGCGCGTCGATCCGGACCCGAAGCGGCGCCGGCTTCGTCCCGGCATTGACCAGCTCGGCGGTGCCGCCGACCAGCTGACCGGCCACCGTGTACGGCAGCGTGAACGGCAGGGCCAGCCCGCCGGCCTGCGTCGGCAGCTCCACCGGCCCGGCCACATGCTCCACCCCGGAGTAGACGGTCGGGTCCAGGCAGCTAAACCCCAGCTCGTACCGGCCGTGCCCGTCGACGTGCCGCGGCGACGGCGTGAGCATCCGCGGCCGGCCGAACATGACGAACTCCTGCCCGCCGACCACGAACCGCAGCTCCAGGTCGAGGTCGCTGGGCGCCCACGCCGCCGCCAGCGGCTGGTGCAACGCCAGCCACCCGGCGCCGCCGGCGCCCAGGGTGGTCAGCCGGATGACGATCGGGATCTCCTCACGCCACTCGGCACCCGACCAGGCCCCGTGCGCCCACGGCCGCGCCCCGCCCTGCTCGGCCCGCACGGTCAACGTCCACGGGTTGAAATGCTCGGCCAGCCGGTACGGTGTGCCCGGCCCGAGCACCAGCCCCCGCAGCTGCACCTGCCCCTCGGCCAACGGCATCAGGACGCCCCGGCGAACTCAAGGCTGCGCAGCACCTGCGGCAGCGAGAACGGCGACAGCGCGTGCACGTGGACATGCGTGTCCCCGCCGGAACCGCGGCCGCGGAACCCATCGGCGATCGCCTGCCGGATCATCCCGGCCAACGTGGACAGCGGCGCCACCGCCTCGTCCTCGCCACCCTCACCGCCCACGAACAGGGTGCCGCCGCGGCGGGCCCGCAGCACCCCACCCTTCGCCAGCTCCGGCAACGTCGGGATCGTGAACGACTTGCCGCCCATCCCGAACGGCAACCAGTCCGGGGCGGTGAACCCGCGACCGCCGATCGTGCTGTTCCAGAACCGGGCGATCGCCCGGAACGCGGCCCGGAACGGCGCCGACAGGATGTCGACCAGCTTGGAAAACCCGCGCTTGATCGCGCCCGGAATGCCGGTGACGAACTCAAGGAACCGGCCGAACCGGTCCCGGACGCCGGCGAGCCACTCCCGCACCCGATCAAAAATGATCTTCCACCCGGCGAACGCCGCCTGGATCTTCCCCCACAGCCACTTTGCGATCGTCGCGACCAGCTGGAAGTAGCGCTTGACGACGTTCTCCCACCACCAGCGGACCACGGCACCGACCGCCCGGAACGCCGCGTCTACGACCTTGCGGAAGGTTTCGCTTCGTTGGTACGCCAACACGATCCCGGCGATCAGCGCCGCGATCGCGATGATGATCAGACCGATCGGGTTGGCGCTGAGCGCGATGTTCAGCAGCCACTGGACGGCGGTCCAGGCGATCGTCGCCGCCCGGGTGGCGATCATCGCCACCCGCTGCGCGGCCATAGCCACGATGCCGCGGCCGGCCGCCATCGCGCCGGCGTTCGTCGCGGTCGTCGACGCGGTTTGTGCCGCCGCCTGCCCCATCGTGGCCACCCGCTGCGCACGCAGCTGCGCCGTCAACGCCCGCTGCGAGGCGGCCAGCCGCAGGTTCGCGATCACCTGCGCCGTCGACAGCACCGGCGAGAGCGCCTGCGCCACGTTCGCCGCGGCCTGCACCGTCCGGAACGCGATAAAGCCTGCGATCAGGTACGGCAGCACCGCGGTTACCTTGTCGATGTTCTCGGCCAGGAACCCCATCAGCACCGCACCCACCGACAGGGTGTCGGCCAGCGCGTCCTGCTCGCCCGCCCGCTGCAACGCCGGACCCAGCTCGAGCACCGCGCCGACCAGCTGCGGCACCACCTGCACCACCGAAGCCAGCACCGCCCGCAACCCGGAGAAGAACGCCCGCACCTTGGCCTGCCCCTCGGCCGAGGCCAGCCAGTCCCGCATGTTCGCCGTGACCTTCTCGATGCTGTCGAGGGTCCGGCCCGAGTCACCGCCGGCGGCGAACAGGGCACGCACCGCCCCGCCCACGTTCCGCGCGATCCGCCCGACCTGCCGCAGCACTTCGCCGCCACGTTCGATCCACTGCTGGGCGCGGCCGGACCGGCGGGCCGCGGCCGCCCACGCGTCGAACCGCTGCGCGATCTGCAGCACCCACCGGGCGAACCTGGGCAGGAACCCGCCGCCGACCACACCCAGATGCCGCAGCCCGGAAATCACCGGCGGCCACACCCGGCCCAGCAGCCGCGCCCCCAACGTGGCATGCCCGAGCGTGATGTCCAGGTCCTGCACGAACCCGCGGGAGCGCACCAGCCCGGACGTGGCCAGGATGGCCTCGTTCCACGCCCCGCCGATGCCGACCAGCCGGCGCTGCATCGTGGGCAGCAGCGCGTCGGAGAGCAGCCGCAGCTCACCGGCCACGCCGGCGAACGTGGCCTGCTGCACCGCCACCTGCACCCTGGTGCGCCACGTCTCGGCCAGCTCCCGGCCGACCGTGACCAGCTGCCGCGCCGCCGGCGCCAGCCGGGCCATCGCCTCCGCCGCCTTGTCCACCCCGCCGGCGGAGCTCTGACCCGCGGTGGCCAGCTCGGCGTGCGCGTCGACCAGCTGCCGCTGCGCATCCTGCACCGCCCGGGCCGCGTCAGCCTGCCGCTCGAGCGCCTGCCGGACCTCCTCGCTGCCCTCCACCCCGGTCCGGGCCGCGATCGTCTGCTCGGCGGCCAGGTCCCCCACCCGGTCGCGTACCTCGGCCAGCGTCTGCAGGCTCTGCCGGTAGGCCAGGTCCGCCTCGGCGACGTCTACCGCCGTGGCGCCCTGGTCGGCGCGGGTCCGTTCGAGCTCCTCCTGCGCCCGTGCCACCGCCAGAACGGCGGCCTCCTCGTCCAGCCGGGCACCGGCCAGGCTGCGGGACAGGTCCTCCAGCCGCTCCGCCGCGGTCTTCCGCGCCTCGGTCAGCTCCTCCTGCGCCCGGCGTGCCTCCCGCTGCGTGTCCGACAGTGACCGTTGCGCGGTCTCCACCTGCCGCTGCGCCGCGGCCACCTGCCGGGCCGCCGCCCGCGACGCCGCCGCCCCACCGGCAGACGCCTTGCCCGACTCCTTCCACGCCGCGGCGATCCCACCCAGCGCCAGCAGCAGCGACCCCAGCCCGGCCGCCGACGCGAACGCCACCCCGGGCACCGCTGCCAGCGCACCCACCATCGGCAGCAGCGCCGCAGTCACCGCCACCGCGTGCGCCGCCAGCGACCCGAGCACGGCCACCACCGCGCCGATCGCCACCACCCGCAGCAGCCCCGGCAGCATGCCCCGCAGCCGGCGGCGGGCGGCCGCGGCGAACCCGTCACCGAAGCGCCGGCCGGCGCCGTCGCCTGCGCGGCCGGCCGCCGGAGCCGCCTCCACCGCGCCGCGGCCCACCGCCCGGGCGATCGCCTCACCCAGCCGAGACTGCGAGATCCGCTGCCGCAGCCGGGCGTTCAGCCGGGCCAGCGGCCCGTCGAGCTCCCGCCGCGCCTCGGCCTCGAACCCGGCAAGCTCCGGGCGCACCCGCACGAACCCCTCGCCGATCTTGCGCGCCACGGTCACCCCCCGTCAGGTCCAGGCGGCGGCCATCCGCGCCGCGGCCTCGTGCCGCTGCTCACGCCCGGCCGCCCCGCCGGCTCCGGCGGCGCCGGCGTCGTCGGTGATGGCGAACAGGTCAGGCTCGGCGCCCACCGCCGCCAGCAGCCGCCGGCGGAACGTCCACCGGGTCACCAGCTCGTGCAAGATCGGCAGACCCTGCCGTGCGCTCATCCGTAGGAGACAAACCCCGGCGGCGGCGGCACCTCCTGCTGCAGGTCGAGCAGATGCCGGGCCCGCCCGCCCAGCTCCTGCCGGGTCTCCTGCCACCGGGCGAACTCCTCCGAGCTCATCGGCCGGACCGTGCCATCCGAAAGCGAGACCACCCTCGACGTCGCCCCAATGGGCTCTGGCCCAGCCGGCGAGGGCGAGGGCGGCTGCGTAGGGCGGCCGGTCAGGTCCTCCACCAGCCCCGCCATCACGTCCAGCAGCACGTCGTCGGGGGTCCGGTTGCGCCGGCAGTGGTCACGGAACTGCCGGTACTGCGCCCTGCCCAACGCCGTCTCGAAGAAGTCGCCGAGCGCGGCGATCCCCTCCGGGCTGTCGGCGTCCACGTTCGCCATCCGCGCCAGCTCGGTGATGTCCAGCACGGTCAGGTCGTCCACGGCCGCCACCCACCGCCGGCCGTCAAGCCGGAAGTTCGGGATCAGCGACTCGAGCGCGTCGACCAGCCCCGGGCGCAGCGGTATCCGGGTCCGCTCCGAGCGCAGCGCCTCCCGAACCCGGGCCGGGTCCTTACCCGTCCAGGCGAGCACCGCCTCCGATGGTGCGTCGTGCCCGGGCAGGTCTCCAGGCGGCAGACTAGGCGCCTGCGCCTGCGCCCGTGCCGACGTGTATTCCCGTGACATGCAACCCCCCTCTACGCCCGCAGCGGGCTGGCCATGATGGATTTCCACGGCAGCAGGTTGGCCGCCGGGCGCCGGAACTGGAACTCGGCCGGGATCTTCGCGCTGTCGCCGCCCCGCTTGCGCTCGGTCTCCACGTTGCCGATCTGCTTGCCCTCGCGGAACACGTGCCGCTCGGTGCCGTCGTGGCTCTCGTGCCCCAGGGCGATGTACACGTCGTCACCCGGCTCGTGCGGCTCGAACGTGACGAACCCGCCGCCGGCGACGATCGTGCCACCGTTCAACGCCCGGCGCAGGTTCGTCGCTGTCAACTGGAGCAGCACGAACGAAACCTTCACCTTGCGGCTGTCGGTGGCGATGTGGATCGGGTCGATCTCCTCGGCGGCCAGCACCTCGCCCATCGACAGCTCGGTGGTCCACTTGCTGCCCTCGGCGGTGTAGCCGAGCTCGACCCACGCCGGGTCCCACGGCGTCACCAGGTCCGCCGGCTCGGTCGAGCCAGCCGGCGCGAGGTACAAAATCCCGGGCAGCAGAGCGAGCTGCGTCGCGTCACCAGGCATGGCGATCTCTCCTTCACAGGTGGATGTAGCGGTCCAGCGCCGGCCCCAGCGCCGGACGTCTGCTGATCTCGACGGTGCCGAACTCGTGGAAGCTCATGTAGAAGTGGTCCTGGTCCCAGGACACGTCCACATGCGGCCCGGCCGGGCTGCGGCCCGGCCACGGTTGTATCGACGCCGCGCCCTCCCCGGTGCGCTTACGCGCCCGAGCGGCCGCGTCGCCGGCGATGCCCCAGCCGATCTCCAGCAGCAGCCGCTGCACGTCCGGGTCCTCATCCAGGAGCCCGATCTCGGCAGAGTCCAGCCGCAGCCGATGCGTGGCCGGCACGGCCGGCTACTCCTCGCGCGGGCGAACACCGCCGGCCCAGCCGTTGCGCTCCACGTTCTGTGTCGGCACCAGGTCCCCGGGCAGGTGCGCGAGCGCCCCGGTCGGTGTGGTCAGCCGCCTGGTCGCCACCACGTACCGGGCCGGCGGCCGCGGCGCCGGCGGCCGCCGGCGGCCCTGCCCCTGCCCCGGTGCGGCCGCCGCTGGCGGACTTGTGGCCGCCACGCCGGCCGGCGCCTGGTCGACGTCGCCGGCAGGTGCGGCCGCCGGCTGGTCGACGTCGCCGGCAGGAGGGGCCGCCGCGGTGCGGCCGGTGTCGCTGCGCTTGGCCGCCGCCATCACTGCCCCAGCTTCCACGCGCCGAACGTGAGCTGCGTCTCGTCGTCGTAGGTCAGGGACACCCGGCCGTCCGGGTCGCCGAACAGGGACGGGGGGAACGGGCCCCGCACCGCGATCCCGGCCATCGGCACCACGATGTCCAGCTCGAAGATCGCCTGACCGCCCACGTTGCCCGGCGTGGCGACCGTCACCTGCCTGGTCGCCACGGCATCAGCGTTGGCCAGGTACAGCCACACATCCCCGCCGCCGGCGAACTGGTCACCACCGGCCGACGCCGCGTTCGGCGCCAAAACCTCCACGTTGGCGTTCCGCGTGATGCGGCCCACACCCACCACCGCCATAGTCCCCTCCTAGTCGAGGTAGTACTGGAAGCTGACCTGGTAGGCCAGCACGGACACCGCCGCGTCGTCGTCGTGCGAGTAGTCCCCGGTCCCGCCGGTGATCCCCACGTAGCTGTAGTTGCCGGGCAGCTGCGGATCCGAGGCCAGCACCTCCTCCACCACGCCGGCGATCTCCTCGCACCGCTGGTCGGTCTCGGCGACCTCGGCGCCCGGCTCGGTCACCCGCACATACAGGCCGACCACCGCCGTCTCCAGCCACAGCTCCCGCGTCCCGTCGTGGCCGGCCGAGGTCCGGGTGAACCTCACCCCGCCGCCGTAGACCTGCTCCCGCAGGGCGGTGCGCCCGTTCCACGCGTACTGCACCTGCAACCCGGCCAGCGGCAGCCCGGCCCCGGTCAACGCCTCCAGCCGGTCGAACAAGGCCCGCTTGCAGCGGTACGCCTCAGTGACGATCCCCGGGCGGATCACGGCCGGCCGCCGTGGAACATCGACCAGTGCTGCGGGTCGTAGGTCATCGTCCGCGACGCGGGCACCTGCCGGCCACCCGGCGCCTCGTTGGGCGACACCCGCCGGGAGTACCGGCCGTAGGCCGCGTCCACCTCCGGCAGCCCGGTCCGGAACGCGTCGGGCAGGCTCAGCCGGTAGGTGCCCAGGTCGGTGATCGTGAACGACACGGCCCGGTCCGGAACCTGCGTCCGGTTCAGCTGCAACACCGAACGCAGCCGGGTCAACGCGCCGCGCACCAGGTCCGGTGGTGGACCGTCCGAACCGTACTCGTAGTCCACCACCACGTTAGAGTCGCCGGCGGTCCACACGTTGCCGTCGGTGCGGCGCAACACCCCGCCGGCGCGCACGGTCAGCGCCGCGAGCTGCTCGGCGGTCAGGTCGACGGCCGGCAGTCCCACCCGAGGCGCGACCGAGGCGGACCGGATGGTGCGCACGCCGCGCATCAGCACCCCGCCGCGTACCTCGTCACCACCGTCGGGCAGCACCAGATCCGGAGTGCCCGTGCCGTCCAGCACCACCCGCCGGTACCGCGGCACCCACGCCTGCGCGCAGATCCACTCGCACTCCAGCTCCACCTCGACCCGGGCCCGCTCCAGATCCGCAGTCGGGTACCTCGTGGTGTCCTTCAGGGAGTCATCAGAGCTACGGGCCCGGACCAGATCGAACAGGAACCCGCCGACGACCTCCAGCTGGTCAGACTCGACCACCGCGGCGCCGGCGACCGTGCCCGACCAGTCGACCCGGCCGGAGAGCAGCTGAGGCTGCCCCGGCAACGGGAACGTGTACCGGCCCTGGCCGGCCGAGACTCCCGCCCCGGCGGCCAGCTCGGTGCCGTCCGCCGCGGTCACCGCCACCGCCACCGCCGTGGTCGAGTCCGTACCCACCTCACCGACCAGGAAGGTGTGCTCCAGCGTCGCGGCCGCGGTCCGGGCCACCCGGGTCAGGGTGTCCATCAGGCGACCCGCACCGACCCCTGCACGGCGCCGGTGAGCTCCACCCAGATCCCCTCCTGGCACCAGGTGCCCCGGTCGTAGATCCGCGACACAGACTCGCCAGCGGCCAAGTTCACCGCGTCGATCAGCGTCCCGGCCGGGCCGGCCGCGTTGTCGAACACCCGCACCGACGCCGCCGCTGCCCCGGTCTCCACGACGGTCAGGCCGCCATACTGCGACCGCCCTACTGCGATCGCCTCGCTGGCCCCTGACAGGGCAACCGCCTGCATGCTCGGACTCACCAGCACTCCCCACGGTCGACGTTGGACGACGGTTAGGGACCGTGCCCGCCCTCCCCCAGGCGGGCACGGTCGCCCGATCACGGCTGGGTGCCGCGCTGGAAGCCGCGGTGGTCCAGCGGCGTCCCCGAATAGATGTGCCTGATCTTGTAGGTCAGCTTGTCCGCGTTGAACATCGACCCGACGTTCTCGTCGGCCTGGGTGAACAGCTCCGGGTCCTCCCGGCCCTGGTAGAACCCGACCTCGATGGTCGGCACCATCGCCGGGTCGCCGGCCAGGAACCAGTCGTCCGCGTCGGTGAAGTAGTCGATGACCTCCAGGTCGAGCCCGGCGTGCAGGTTCGGGATCGTCGCATCGCTGTTCGTCGTGATCGCCACCGCCGAGGTGACCAGCTGGAATGCCAGCTCCTCCAGCGCGGAGGGCACGATCAGCGTGCGCGGCCGCAGCGACAGGATGTTAGTGGCCTGCCCGAACGCCGCCTGCTGCCGCATCCGCTGCCGGGCCGCCGACAGAGCCGTGCTCGACAATGCCGCCGTGGCCGTGTTGTTGTGCGCCACATTGAACAGCGCCACCGTGTCGTAGGTGCACACCGTGTTGGTCGCCAGGATGTCCCAGATGAACCGGTACAGCGTGATCGCCGCCGCCAGGCCCAGCCCCCGCGGCACGTTCCGGATCGCGCCCAGGTCGTCGTTCGCGATCATCTCCAGGGTCAGGTCGTCCAGACCACCCCGCTTGATGATCGAGTACACGGCTTCCTCGTCGGTCGGCGACGCCAGCGGCGCGTATGGGGCACCCTCGGCCACCACCGGCAGCAGCCCGTACCCGCCGACCCGCTCCCGGCGCTGCTGCCGGAAGTCCGTCACCGGAATCACATCGGAGACGATCTTCCGCCACGTCGACAGGCTCGGCTGCGAGTACATGGCGATCATGCGCCGGGTGATGCTGTCACCGAGCACCTGCGCCCAGCTCGTCGAGTCCAGCGACTCGGTACCGTGCACCGCCGCCGAGTCGAAACCGCCGCCGAAGCTCTCCCGCAGGATCCGCCGGTTCAGGTCCTCGCCCCACTGCTGCGGCCGGTAGCCGGTGAAGTCCGCCCACGCCTCCCGGAACGACCGGTAGCCGGCCCGGTAGTCGCCCTCGAAGAACTTGTCGAGCGCGGTGGCCTTCTTCTCGGTGGCCTCCTTGGTGACCTTCGCGCCGCTGGCGCCGAGCACCGACGCGCCGACCAGCCCGGCCCGCTCGATCACCCCGATACCGGCCTGCAGCGCCGCCACCTGCGCGTCCACCACAGACTCGGTGACCTGCTCGGGCAGCGCCTTGGTCAGCTCCGGCACCACCCCGATCGGCAGCCCGGCCGACTCGACCTTGTGCCGGATCATCATCTGGCCCAAGAACCCCGCCTTGGGCATGGTGCCGGCCTCGGTGCCCCGCACCGCCTCGGTCGCGGCCGCCGGTGCGGGCGCGGCCGCGGAGGCACCATCACCACCCACAGCACCAGCCGCCGGCGCCGCCGCCGGTGCTCCGGCGTCGCCGGCCGGGGCCCGGGACAGGCCCACGCCTGCGAGCTCCTGGTCGTCGCACTCCCGCAGCGCGGCGAGCACGTCTGCCTTCTTAATTGGCACCTCGCCCTCCTCACTCTCTCCCGCGCTCTGCGGGTCGTCATCATCACCGGCGGTCCCGCCGGCGAGCATCCTGGTCGGCATCCCACCGGCGGCCGGGTCGGCCACGATGTCCGCCGAGTTGACCTTGAGAATTGCCGTGGCCTCCTCGACGCGGCCGCGGCCGGTGTTCACCGGCCGGTAGCTGGCCAGCACGTCGTGGGAGATCCCCACCAGCGGCGGCAGCCCCCGGGCCTGCGCCGCGAGGGACGCGTCCAGCGCCTCCGCCGCGTGCGTCGCACCGGGCAGCAGGTGCAGGTCCGCGTACAGGCCGTCCGCCTCGACGGTCACGTGCCGGTACTGGCCCACCAAACCGTTGATCGTCGAAGTCTTGAGTTCCTCCGGCGACCGGTGGTGGTCGTAGGCCTTGGCCCCCTCGTACAGGCGGGCCGCCGCCGCCATCACCGGCTGCGTATACGACCGGCGGTTGCGGGACTGCCCCCACTGGATGATCCGCACCCGGAACACGCGGCCGCCGGAGCCGTCCGTGCCCCGCGCCTCGACCACCCGGCCGACCATCCGGTCCCGCACCTCGGTGACCCCGCCGGCGGCCGCCTCCCGGGCACCGAGCGGGAACTCCACCCGCTCACCCCGGCCCTGCGCGAACGTCAACGCGGCGAACTCCACCGGTGTCGGCGGCACCGGCTCCGGTGTGGCCTCCCCCTCCCCGGCCAGGTAGGTCAGGGTGGCGTGCGGGGTGAAGTCATGCTCGGCCGGCACCGGCAGCCCTGCAGCCGCCAGCGACCGCACCAGGTCCTGCCGCAGCTCCACCATGCCCGGCACGTCGACCGGCGCGAAGACCGGCACCCCGTCCTCACCGGCCGGGAACTGGCCCAGCCCGCCGAGCTGCCCGGCCAGCCGCGGATGCCGCCCGGCAACCTCGCCGGTCACCCGGCCCGCGGCCTCCCGCTGCTCGGCGGTCAGCTCCTCCCCCAGGTAGGCCAGGGTCACGTGCAGCTGCTCAGGTGGCAGCCCACCATCCACGGCCACCGCCTCAGCCACGTCGGCCGGCAGCATCGCCGCCACCATCGCCGCGCCGGCCGGCACCGCCCGGCCGGCCTCCACCATGTGCCCGACCGCCGCGGCCACCCCGACGTCGAGCGCCTCCGTGCCAGGCTCCAGGTCGGCAAGCTCCGCGAGCGCCTCGGCAAGGTTCCGGTCGGCGAGCAACACGCCGGCGTCAACGCCCAGCGCCTCCGCCTCCCTACGCACCGCAGCCTCCACCGCCGCATGCCAGGTGCCCACACGCCCTCCCCTCATCAGCCTGGCCCGGTCGGGTTGGCCCCGGCCCGCTCCCCCGGCCAGATCCCGAACACCTCGTGGAACCAGGCCGAGGCCACCCGCCGCGCCGGCGCCGGCGGCATGTGCTTTACCAGCTGCCGGTACAGCGCCGTCCACGGATGCGGCCGGGTCGCCCACCTCGCCAGGCCCTCCGGGTCCTTCGTCCAGAACCGTTTCAACGCGTTGTCGTCCCCGGCGGCAGCCTCCCGCCGGACGAACGCACTGCGCACCAGCTGCTCCACCAGCTCGGAGCGCGTCGCAAACGGCAACCCGGGCACCCCCAGCTCGTCGGTGAGCGCCTGCAGCGCACGCAACGTCAGCGACGCCATCAGCGCCCGTGCCTCGTCGGTGTCCGCGGCCGCCCGCAACCTGGCGGCCACGGCCCGGGCCGCCCGCCGTGCCGCGCCGGCGGCCGACCGGCCCGTGCCGGCAGCCCGGCCCAGCAACGCCGCCACGATGCCGCGGCGGATGAACCGGCCATCCGGGCCGCGCGGGTGCAGGGTCGGATCCCACGCCTCCGCGGCCGGAACGCCAGCGACACGGTCCAGCTGCCCGATCAGCCCGTGGACCTGCCGGGCATCCAGCGACATCTCCCGCTCCTCGCTGATCGCGTCTGCCACCGTCCACCCGGCCGGCGCCTCCGGCGGCCGCACCGCCAGATCCACGCTCCAGCCGCCGCCACCGTCGTCGACGCCGTTGACCTGCCACGCAAGCTGGCCCCACCCGGGCGCACCGGGCACCGTCCCCTCGGCGATCAGCGGATCCGGCTCCAGGTCGGTGGCGCCGGGCTGTTCGGCCTGCCGCCGCCATTGCGCCTGATGCCGCCGGCCGGCGGCCGCCGCGGCGGCCAGCTGCCGGCGCAGCGTGGAGATCCCGGCCACGTCCAGCCGGGCGGTGCCGCCCAGGTTCGCCGCCCGCCACCGCGGCGTGTCCTCATGGTCGACCACACCCAGCCGCAGCTCCCGGCCGGCCGGCGAGTCAGTCACCGCCCACACCAGGTCGTTGCGGCCCGGGCCGGTCATCCGCCGGCTGGCCACCAGCCGCTCCCCCGCGTCCAGGCCGACCCGGCCGGCCAGCCTCAGCCCGTCCTCCATCACCGCAGTAATCGCGCCGGCGACGTTGGCCCAGCGGCCGTCATCGTCACGCGGCTGGGACGGGTCGAACCGCTCCGCTGCCCGGCCGGGCACCCTCACTCCTCGACCACCTCGGTGACCCGCCGGACCGGCGCCGGATCGGCGACGTCGACGACGTCCACGACGACCTCACGGGCCCGCACCGGCCGGGCCGGCTCGCTGGTGCACGCCGGGCACCGCTCCGGCCCCAGCGAGTGCCGCAGCCCGTCCGGGCGGTCCTGGTCGCCCATCAGCCCGTGGCCGCGCCGGCGGCGAGCTGCTGCAGCTGGGCGACCAGGTCGGCGTCCGGGTTGTCACGGTCCTGCTCCACCTCGAGCGCGGCCGCGGCCCGGTCCGCCCGGTCGCCGACCCACGCCAGCCGCGCCGCCACGTCCCCACCGGCCGGGTACACATCCACCGGCTCGGCGTCCTTAACCTTCTTGCCGCGGCCGCCCCTTTGCTTGCCCGGCTTCGCCGCCACGCCGGCCTCGGCCCCCGCCGGCTGCTCCTCGGCCCCCGCCGGCGACGGCTCGGCCAGCGGCGCCGCCTTTCCCGCCAGCACCTCGCAGCGTGCCCCGTCGAAGGTGGTCACCAGGTAGCCGCCGCCGGGCCGGTCCGCCACGTCGCGGATTTCCCGGGTCTTCATGCCCATCGCCTTCGCGGCCTGGGCGTGCGTCATCGTCATGTCGCTCCTCTACTGGTCGTACCGGACCTCTGCCGGTGTCGGTGGCCGCGCCGCCAGGTAGGCGCGCACCCAGATCCGGGCCAGCGCCCGATGCTCCGGCGAGCGCGCCAGATCGAAGGGGCAGGCTGTGACCTCGACACCCAGCCGGGCGGCCAGCGTGCCGTTGCGGGCCGCCTCCGCGCGCACCTGCTCGGTCACCATCGCCTACACCCCGAAGTCCCGGGCGTTGCCGCGCAGCCGTGCCGCTGCCAGCGCCGCACCATCGCCGCCGAGCACCTGCCCGGCGAACTCCTGATAGGTCAGCCGCGGATGCTCGGACCACCACCGCAGCAGGTCCTCACTGGCCCACCGGCGGGCACGCGCTGCCGGGCCGGAGAACAGGCCGATCGGTTCGATCCGCCCCCGCGCCTCCGGCTTGAGCAGATGCCCGCGGGTGGCCTGCTCCGCCTCCAGCAGCTGCAGGTGCACGAACTCGCCGTACGCCCGGCGGACCGCCTGCCGGCGGGACTCGCCGGCGCGCCGCTCCAGGTCGACCACGCTCACCCGCTCCTGCCCGAGCAGCTGGTCACGGGCCAACCCGTACACATCCGCATACGCGTCCCGATAGTCCACCCCGCCGGCGACGAGCTCGTCCAGGCGCCGCTGCTCCGGGGTGTCCGGCGCGTCCCAGGTGACCAGCGGCTCGTCGCCGACGCTGCGCCGGCGCCGCTGCCGGCCCTCGAGCTCGGCGGTGACCGGCCGCCACACGTCCTCACGCTCACGGTGCGCGGTCCACAGGTCCAACAGGTCATCGTCGGACAGGTCACGCAAGTTCACCCCGGCGATCGGGTTGGGCGGGCGGGACCTGGCCCCCTCACGCCGGGCGAGCTCGTCGTTGAGCCGCACCAGCGCCCCCTCGTTCGGCGGCCGCTCATCGAGAAACTCGGTGAACAGGGCGACCAGCCTCCGCTCCGAGAGCCGGCCCAGCTCGAACCCGGCAGCGATGTCCGGTGACACCACCCGGCGGAACCGGCCACGCCGGTCCCGGGGATGCAACGCCGGGTCGAACGCCTCATCCAGCGCGCCCAAGTGGTGCAGCATGCCGCCGCGGCCGCCGGCGGACCACGCCTCCTCCACCGCGGTGGCCAGGTCCCCCTCGTCCGCCTCCGGCGAGTCCAGATCCGAGGTGTACGGGACACCGACGTAGTCCTCCCACGCCTTGCGGGCCGCCACCGCCGCCGCCTCCCGCGACATCAGACCGGCCTTGACCAGCTTCTCCAGCCCGGTCGACAAGTTCAGAAGGATCTTCGCCGTGAACTCGGCATCCGCCGCCGACACCGACGGGCCGGTCACCGTGACCGCCTGCGAGGCCGGGATCTCATACTCGGCGCCGGTCTTCGCGTCCCTGGCCTGCACCAGCTGCGGCAGCCGCCGCGCGGCAACCGCCCGGTCGACCGCGAACCGCACCAGCTCGGTGATGTACCCCAGCCACAGCCTCTGGACGCCTGCCACCCGCCGGCGCACCGGCTCGGCCATCGTCAGCGACGTCGCCCGGTTCGCACCGTCCGGCTCAGCCAGCCAGGTCTTGCTCAGGCCGGCGCCGCCGGCCACCTGGGTAAGCACCTGCCGGGCGGTCACCGAATCCTCCTCGGCCCGCGTCTCCGCCGTCTGAGGCTTCCACTGCACCGACTGGTTGTGCACCTCGACCGACCCCGACGGCGGGATGTGAGTACCGCCGCGGGTCGCGATGAACTCGTCGACCTTGCTCTGGTCACCCTCCACCGTGACGTCCCACACCAGGTACCGGGACAGCGCGGTCCGGTCGATCAGGTTTGAGATCACCTGGTCGTAGGAGTCCAGCTGGTCGAGGATCGGCGTCAAGAACGGGTCGCCGCGCACATCATCGGCCAGCGCCCGCCACGAGCGCCACCACGCCACCCGCCCGTCACGCAGCCTGGTCGCCGGGTCCACCCTGGCCACCGGCAGGGTGACGCCGCCGTACCCTGGCCCGCCGGTGCCCGGCAGGCCGGGCGCGAACACCAGCTCCGCCGGCCATAGCGGGTTGTTCGCCGCCAGCCGCACGTCGGTGATCCGCGACACCGCGACCGGGACGAACAGCACCACCCCGGACCGCTCGCCCTGCAGCAGCTCCAGGGCCGTCTCCCCCATGAGCATGTGGTCCCGCAGCAACAGGTCCTGCACCTGCCCCAGCTGGACGTCCGGGTCATTCCAAAACCGGTCGACCACCTCGGACACCTGCGGGTTGCTGCACTGGTAGGACACCCCGGAGTCCCCGACGCAGAACGACGTGTACGTGTCGATGATCGCCCGGGCCATCGGGTTAGCCCGATACCCGGCCACCGAGTAGATCCGCGCCTTCTCCAGCGTCCACCACGGAACCGGCCGGCTCGACCGGCCCGCCGGCGCCCAGCCGCGGTCCTGGTCGAGCGGGTCAACACCGAACCCGGCACCGGCGGCACCGGTAGCGACCACCTGCTGCGGTGTCGCCTCAACCGACCGCGCCGGCGCGGCAGGGAACAGCCACGACCTCACGCAGACCTCGCCGACGGCGCCGACCGGGCAGCCGCCGGCACCGGCCGCAGCTGCACCGCCTCACCATCGGCGGCCGCCTCCCCCTGCCCAGCCTGGGCGTGCGTGTTCGCCACCCACGCCAACGTGACCGCGATCGCCGCGGCCACACCAAGCGACCACCACCAGTTGCCGGTCACCCCGCCGACGAACACGACCAGGCCGACCAGGCCGACCAGCCCCAGCAGGTTGGACACGACCTGGGTCAGGTGCGGCGTCGGCACCGAAAGCGTGATACGGGTAACGCTCACCATCAGCTCCTCACAGGTTGAGCCGTTTCGTCGGGCGCCACAACTCCCGCGCCGCGTCCGCCTCGGCCTTCGCCGCCTGCGCGGTCGCCGGCGGCGGCTTCTCCTCCTCCGGCTTGTGCGCCAGCGCCCGCGCGAGCGCGGCAACCAGGGCCGAGAAACCGTCGATCTTGTCGCCGCTGGCGGCCTTGTCCGGCTTCACGTTGCCGGCCGGGTCCATCGCCACCGCCAGGTTGTCCACCTGCCAGCGCACCAGCGGGTTACCGCCATGCCGCAGCACCGGCCGGGTCCGCTTGCCGGTCAGCAGCAGCCGCAGAAGCTCCTTCGTCGGCGCGGACAAGGTGCCGTACCCCTGCCGGACCGGCACCATCTCCACCCCGGCCGTCACCAGGTTGTTGACCGTCTGCGAGCTGTTCCACGGGTCGTAGCCGACCTCCACCAACCGGAAGGTCCCGGCGTCGGCGAGCACCTGCTCCTCGATCCACTCGTAGTCGGCGACGTCGCCGTCGGTGACCACCAGCAGCCCAGCATCGCGCCACACCTTCGCCTGCCCGGCGGTCCGCTTAAACAGCAGGTCGTACGCCCGCTCCGGGCACCAGTGCCGCCACAACACCTCGTACCCGATCTCCTCGCCCGGGAAGACCAGACAGAACGCGCACAGGTCGGCCGAGCTCGCCAGGTCCAGCCCGCCGAACGCCCGCCGGCCGGCCAGCTGCTGTTCGTCGAGGCGGGCGCCGGCGTTGCGGTCCCACACCGCCAGGTCGATATACCGGGTCGCCTGCTTGGTCCGGATCCCCAGGTACAGCCGCAGAAACCGGGCCAGGTTAGCCGGTGACTGCCGCGCCTTCGCCGCTTCCGACTCCAGGAACTCCCGGGTCGGGGAGATCCCGTAGCCGGGGTTCGCCTTCTTCCATGTGGCCTCGGCGAACGGGTCGTCGCCCGGGTCGGCCGCCCAGATCACGCCGTAGAACGTCGGATCCTTGAGTACCCGCCGGGCCAGCTGCTCGCAGTACGTGCGCTTCTCGGCGTAGATCGTGCCCTGCCGGCCGTCATCCGCGGTCGTGATGATGACGATCAGCGGCTGGTCGCGCGACCCTGCGCCGGACTCCACAGCGTCCACCAGGTCGCGGGTCTTGTGCACGTGCAGCTCGTCGATCACCGCGCCGTGCACGTTCGCGCCGTGGATCAGGTCAGCGAGCGCCGACACCACCTGGAAGTAGCTGCCGGTGCGGAGGTGCACGATCTTGTCGGCGTACGGCTTGAACCGCTCCCGCAGCCGCGGCGTCTTGTCCACCAGCGCCTTGACCGGGGCGAAGCAGAACCGCGCCTGATCCTTCCCAGCCGCCAGCGCGTACACCTGCGCCCCGGGCTCCTTATCGGCCCCGGTCAGGTAGATGGCCTGCCCGCCGGCGGTCGTGGTCTTCCCGTTCTTGCGCGGGAGCTCCACATACTCGGTGCGGATGATCCGAACCCACCGGCCGTGGTCGTTGCGGCGCACCCAGCCGTACACCGGGGCCAGGATGTACGCGATCTGCCACGGGTCCGGGACCAGCGGCTTGCCCGCCAGCCGGCCTTGCGTGTGCCGCAACGCCCGGAAGGAGCGCACCACGTGGTCGACGCGCTCCGGATCGAAGCGGGCGCCCTTGACCGTCCGCGGCTCCGGTGTCTTCCACCGCGGCGGACAGTCCGGCAGCGGCACTCCCCGCGACACCAGATACCAGGCGACCTCCGGTGAGAGCTTCAACCGCCGCAGCGTCGCCGCCGGCGGCAGCTTGGCCGGGTCGGCCTGCTCCACCCCTGCCGGCAGGTCAGGCGTCCGCGATTTCCTCGCCACCGGCGCCCTCCGCCTCGCCGGCGGCCGCGGCCGCCCAATCCAGCGGCAGCACGTCGGCGGCCGGGCCGGCGATCAGCTGCGCGGCGTCGAGGTTGCGGGCGATCGTCGCACAATGCCGCGGGTCCTGCTCGACCCCGACGAACCGGCGGCCCTCGTGCAACGCAGCGACCCCGGTGGTGCCGGCGCCGGCGAACGGGTCGAGCACCACCCCGCCCACCGGTGCGATCTTCACCAGCTCCCGCATGATCTGCAGCGGCTTCTGCGTGATGTGGTCACGCACTCGCGGCGGGTTGGCCTGCAGAAACCCGGCCAGTGCACGTGAGCCGAGCATGCCGAGCGCCCGCGGCCCGTTGGTGCCCCAGACCACGTACTCGCACTGATTGGCCCACCGGCCCTGCACCGGGCGGCCGTTCGGCTTGTGCCAGGGCAGGATCCCCCGCCATACGATGCCGGCGGCCTGCAGCATGTCCGAGGTGACCGGCAGCTGCCGCCAGTCGCAGAACACCGCGATCACGCCGCCCGGGACCACGATGCGGCGGCACTCACCGAGCCACAGCGCACACCAGTACCCGTACCCATGCTGGTCGCGGTTGTCGCCGGTGAACGCCGGCAACCGGTTACCGCTGCCGGAGCCGGTCTGCACGTACTTGGTGTGCACGCCCTGGATCCGGTCTGAGCGGAACTGGCCACCCGACGAATAGGGCGGGTCGGTGATGACCGCGTCGGCCGAGGCCGCCGGCAGCTCCCGCAGGACCACGAGCGCGTCGGCCTGGTACACCGTCGCGAGCTCGGTCCAGTAGAAAGCATCCGGCACGAGCCACCCCCAGCGTCAGGCGTACGGGTCGTCCTCGCCGCCGTCGCCGTCCGGGGTGCTGAGCCGGCCTTCGGCGGACGGGGTGAACCCGAACTCACCGCACCACGCCCGGAGCTCCTTGGACGCCGCCTCAATTACCGCGACGGCCGGGTGCCGCACCACGCCCTGGCTGTTCGTGCCGAGCGTCGAGGGCCGGCCCTGATCGTCCGTGTTCTCGGCGAGCTCGCGCTGCGCGGTGACCAACCGGTCCCAAGTCAGGCAGTACGCGGTGAGCGCCGCCCGGTCGATCGGCTTGAGCAGCTGCAGCCTCTGCAGCTCCGGCACCACCCGCTGCCACTCGGCCCGCGCCTCCTCCGGCAACCAGTCCGGCGCCTCCGGCGGCAGCCGCACGAACCCGGGCGGCTGCTTGACCTCCCGGCCGCCGGAGTCCTTCCCCTCGCTCCGCCCAGAGATCAACTTGAGGTGAGCAGGGCGGGGTTTCGGGCTAGGCACAGTGGACTCCCGGAGGGCTCAACCCCAAGGGGGGCAACAGGATCACAAGGGGGGTCATCAGCTTGAGCGTGCGTGCGCTCGGCTAACACCCCGGCGGTCTACATGCCCCATCACACGGATTCCGACCCGGGGGCGGGGGTCTGCGCCGACCTCAGCTGGTCCCGATGCCAGCCACCAGGCTGACGCTGCGCGGTCTGCCTGCTGTCGCATCGTACACACAAACCTCGACCGAGCAGCGAGCTACCCCATGGGTCGAGGCCCTGCGCCTGGAGCTCGTCGACGCCAAGCGGGAAGTGGTCCGCTCGCTTGCTTGGCCTGCTGTTGCACAACACGCAGATCGGGTCGTTCCTGAGTACCTTCCGGCGCCACTCCCGGTGGCGCCTGTCGTAACCCCTACGTGCTGCGCTCTCCCTGCCATCAGGCGTACGCCGGCGAGGCCGGGGCGGATGCACCGGGCACGGCCTGCGATGCGGGCAGGGTGGCCACCCCCGCCACCCACACGGGGACGCTGGGCGAGTCGGCACCACACCCCACCCCCCTCGGTGTGCCCCAGGGCCAGGACCAGACCAGCCCCGGGGATCGTGCTCTGCTGTGTCGGGCCACGCTTACCCGCACTCACCACCACCCCGACGGCGGGGGACGGACTTACCAGCGCGCCAGCACGTTGCCGTGCTTCGGTGCTGTGCCGCTACCCCCCTCATGTACCGGGGGTGGTGGGCCGGCCGTACACTCCGGGACCCCGCAGCCCACCGAAAGCCGCGAGGTAGTGACCCTGCTCGGAAGTCATCGAAGGGCGCCCGCGGGCCGCTCCTGCGCAGCCTCTGCCAGCACCCTCTGGGTGGAGAATGTACCACGACGGCGACCGGTAGCTGCTGTCGTGCGCGGGCACCGGGCAACGGCCGACCGCTTTTGGGCACCGGCGAACAGGCGGCCCCCCGAGAGGTCAGAAACTCGGAGGGCCCCGTCTGTTCGCCAGGCTACGACCACATGTTTAGGTTGGTGCCATCGGCGACAGCCTCAGTACCGGCCTGCCAGCGGACCCCACCTTCGATGTGCACACTCGGGTTGGTTGGTTGTGCTGACGCAGTCTGGCCAAGAGGCGTCGGATGCATTTCGCCTGCTACGTATGATCGAATGACCTCCGAGATCGAGGTACCGCGGCTCTCAGCGATCTGCCGGAGCTGGATTTGCTCTTGCTCTGATAGCCGGACGGAGACGATCGACCCTCTTGCTTCCCGTCCCATAGGTTAAACCCCCTTTCGCGTGCGAGTTTTCTGTAGTACATCATGACACGTGCCGTATACGGAAGCCCCAACTTCAGCTTGACAGCGTCGTACAGGGCCCGCTAGCCTGTACTACAGCGCAGTATCAAGATCAACAAGAAGGAGAGACATGGCCACCGATCGCGGTGACTTCACCCTCGACGCGATCCTCGCCGACAGTGCGGCGGCCGCGGACGGGAAGCTCTACGTGCAGGGGGGCGGCTGGAACATGGTGAACAGCGACAAGCTCCCCGTCAAGATCGCGAGAGTCGGGCTCGCCGCAGTCGTTGGCGTGCCCTACACGCAGACCAACAAGCAGCACCGCCTCGGGTTCGTCCTCTTGGCCGCGGATGGGCAGGGTGTTGCGCCCGATGGCGCGCTCGTGCCGCCCGATCACGAGGGGCTGCGGATCCACGGGCATGCCGACTTCACCATCGGCCGGCCGCCGAACCTCCAGTCGGGTGACCGGCAGAACATCCCGATCGCGGTCAACATCGATGGCGTCAGTTTTGCGATGCCGGGGCTGTACTCGTTTGTCTTCACCATTGACGATCACGAGATCAATCGGCTCGAGTTCCGGGTGGTCACACCGCCTGCGATCCAGCTCCAGGCCTAGATCGACGTTGATTCACCGTGTGTCCACGACGGAACCGGCCGCGGCCTGAATCGGCCGCGGCCAGTTCCGCGTGTGCAGCGGAGACCAGGTCGTACCAGTAGCACCGGCCATCCCAGACCCGAGCCACCTGACCCGAACGGGCCCACCACCGCAGCATCTCCAGGGTGACGTCGGGGCCCAGCTGCGCCAGCACGCCGGCGGCCCGGGCGTAACGGACCCCGTCGACCAGCACCGTCTCCACCTCAGGCACGGTCCCCGTAACCCTCCACGCCCGAGCGCACCGCCCGGCGGCCGCCGGAGGCCGCCGCGGCGATCGCCGGCCGCAACCCGAACGGCCCGTCCAGCTCGGCGTACGACCACCCATGCGGCCGCCCCTCGTAGCGCACCCGCTGCCGGCAGGTGCAGCCCGGCCCGCAGCGGCAGTCGTCCGAGATGCAGCGCACCGTCCAATGCCGCGGGTCAGCCAGCGTCGCGTCGATCTGCAGCGTCCGCAGCCGGCACGCCGGGCACCGGCCACCCGGCCACGGCACCATCCGATCCGTCAGGATGCCCACCGCCTGGCGGACGTACTCGGCCAGCTCCCGCAGCTCGTCGACGACCTCCACCACCACACCCGGCTTCCCGACGTCGCCGAGCACCCCAGCCCACCGGTACACCTCACCCGCCGGCGAGACCACCCACCGCGGCGACAACCCAACCAGCCAGTCCAGCGCGGCCACCACGCCGGCCGGGTCCGCCACCCTCAGGCGTAGCCGGAGATGCCCGGCCCGCGCGACCCGGGACACCAGCCGGGCCACCCGGTCCACCGTCCACTGCTGCACGTCCAGGAGCCGAACGTCGAGCGGCGCCGGCGACGCGGCGCCAGCCGGCAAACCAGCCGCCAGGAGCTCCCGCCGATCCGACGCCTCCGCCCGAGCCAGGTCCGCCGCCCGCCGGCGAGCAGCGTCGGACAGCACCGGCGGCGCCGGCCGCGGCTCCCGACCAGGCGACAGCAGCACGCGGCACCAGCCGAACGCATGCTGCAACCGACCGACCACCTCCACCGCATCGGCGAGCGCGTCGGCCAGCTCTGCGTCCAGGTCCTGCTCGACGTCGCCGGTCGTGGTCATGGCTCCCCTCCAGGCAGATCCGGCAGGTGGTCATCGATCGGCGGTAGGTCCCGCAGGTGCGGCGGCGCCGGCCCCCGCGAGCGCCGGTGGTAGACGTCCGGAGCATCTGGCGGGCGCAGCGGCTGGCCGAGCTCACCAACGGACGCACGCGTGCGCCCGACCCGACCCGAGCCGAGACCCTCCCCGGGCGTTGTCCCGGCCGTCGTTGCAGCTGATTCAGGCGACGATCGCCCGTTGTCAGGGCACACTTCACCTGCGGAAACGGTCTGCGGATCATCCGACGGACAACCGTCGTCACAGCCTGTCGACAACGCGTCCGACAACGCGTCTGTTGGTTGTTCGTCGGTTGTCGTGTTGGTTGTCGCGTCGGTTGTCGCCGCCGCCGGCGGGGGGTCCATCAGGGTCAGGTCGCGGGCCAACCACGCTGCCCGCTCTGCGTCGGTCGGCGGGTCCAGCAGCACCATGTCCGCCTCCGCCGGCGTGCGGCGGCCCTTGTACTCGTTGCAGCGGGCGCACGCCACCACCAGGTTGACCGCGTCCGGGCCAGCCGGGCGGTCCGGGTCGACGTGGTCGTAGTGGATGACCTTCCGCCGGTCGCGGGCCCTGCCCATGCCCTTGCGTGGCAGCGGACCAGACCGGCAGTACCGGCAGCATCCGCCGTCGCGGCCGTACACCTGCTGCTTTAGCCGTGCGTCGCGCAGGTCGGCCAGCTGCGCCCTGTGCCGCTTGTTCTCCGCCTTGCTCGGGTTCCGTTTGAGGAAGCCGTGGATCACGAAGTCGTACCCGTCGCGCCAGTCGACACCCTCCAGGCACTCGCACTGGTCAGCGGGACGGTGCAGCCGCGGCGCCCGGTCGGCGAGCACCCGGGCCGCGAGCCGGTCGAGCACCTGGACGCGGCCGCGGCACTCCCGCAGCGCCTGCGCCCGAGTCAGCCAGCCGTCGCTGCGGATGTGCGACGCCGCGGCCTGCAGCCGGCAATACGCGGCCTGCAGCGCATCCTCACGGGCCGCGGAGCCGCCGGCGAGCGCCGACCACACCGGATCGTGGCCGAAGCTGTCGCTCTCCAGCCAGTACGGCACCCGCCACCTCCGCCCATGATCCGCGGTCTCTGTCTCTCATGTGTGGGTACGCGTCTGGCGCGGTCACCACCGTGACCGCGCCACAGCGCGTCCCCCCTGACCGCGCGCCCAGCGCGCGACGTCGTCGCTCAGCCGCCCTCCCCCCGGACTCCGGCGCGGCCACGGGCGATCCCGGCGGCCTTCGGGCCCCACTTCTGCCAGGTGGCGGCCTCGAGGTACCGCGCGATCTCCTCGGCCACCTCGGCGCGGACCATGCCCGCCGGGCGCCAGCCAGCGGCGAGCACCGCCCGGGCCGTGCAGGTCGAGCACGGCCACTGCGCCCCCGCGGATCGCTGGAACACGCCGACGTGGGTGCACGATGTCCGATCCAGCACCACGGCCAGTACGTACACATCCTGCTCAGCCACCGCGCACCTCCCGCACCGCGCGCCGCCGGGCACGCCGGCCGGCCAGCGTGTCCATCACCGCAGCCGCGGCGGCGTACGGCCGGATCATTGCCGGGTCCAGGCCGAGCCGGTCGACGTACACGAACAGCGCGTCGCCGGCCAGCTCCACCCCGGCCTCAGTGCGGAGATCAGCCATGGCCACCCTCCGCCCCGGCCTCGTCGAGCGGCAGCTGACCGGACGGGCCGTGCAGCACCGCCGCCAGCCCCCGGGCCACAATGTCCAGCTCGTGGCGCAGCTCCGAGACCGCAGGCTTGTCCAACGCCAGCACCCGGCGGGCGTAGTCCAGCCAATGCTGGGTGCCGGTACGCAGCCTGGCCGCCTCGACCGCGTGGAGCATGCCAGCGGTGCCCTGCAGCGTGGACGTGGACAGCTACACCTCCCCGTCCTCGTCCAGGGTGCCGGTGGCCGTGCGGTGCAGCCTGAGCGCACGCAGGGCCTGCCGCAGCGTCTCCTCCTGCTCCTCGTTGGCCACCTCGAGGTGCACCACCCGCACCTTGACGTACGGCTCCTTGTCCTCGTCGTCGGCCAGGTCGTTACGCTCCACGCTGGCCAGCTCCATCACCGCGACACGGTGAGTGCCCAGCGCCGCGTACAGCGTCCCGGCCAAAGGCGTCAACGCGTCCGCCGCGCTGGCCGAAACCTTGCTGTCAAACCGGATCTTCGTCATGGTCCTCCACCTCGAACAGAGAAGTTTGGCGGCTCAGCTGCCGGTTGGACCACGGCCACCCGGGGCCAACGCTGCGCCACCGCCTGCCGCGTGACACCCAGCACCGCCCCGATCTCGCCGTCGCTGCGGCCGGCCGCGCGTAGACCGTCCACCCCGGCCCGGTACGCCTCGGCCACCGCCCGGTCGACCCGCAGCAGCTCGGTCAGGTCCTCCGGATCGCCGTCGGCAACCCGGCGGCCGATCGCCGTCACCAGCCGCACCACGGCCGCCGCCACGTCCGGAGTCTCCCGGTAAGCAGCCCGCCGTACTGGCGGACGGCGTGACAAGGCCGACTTGTCAGTCGGCCGGCTCACGAGCGCACCTGCTTACCCATCATCCGCGTCCTCCCTCTCACCCAGCACAGCCTGATCTCGCTGACGTGCCGCCTGGGCCAACACCGGATCCGGCTCCGGCGGCGGCAGCGCACCGACCGGATGCCGGGCATCGCCCGGCTCACCCAGCAGCCCGCACCGCCGGCACCACCACCGCCGCGGCAGACAACGCCGCGCCTGCGGCACGTACGACTCCGCCCCCAGCTGCTCGTCCGGCTCGAAGTGGTGCGGCGGCACACGTGAACGCGTCCTCCTGGTCGCCACCGTCATCACAACCGCTCCCGCAGCTCGTCCACACCGAGCGCGTCGTGTGCGTGCGCGGCGAGCGCCAGCGCCAGCTGGGCCACCTCTACCGGGGGCAGGTCCACCCGATACCGGGACGTGCAGCAGCCCGGCCCGTACACGGCCACGCACCCGTAGCCGTCCTCGGCGGCGGTCACGACCAGCTCGCGGCCGTTGGTCTCATCGGTGGCCTCGAAGAACAGCGGCTCAGGCACGGCGACCACCCCGCTTGCGCGGGTTGCGGTGCCCGACGTGCCAGCGGCCGCACCAGCGGCACTCGTACGCCTCATACGCATCCGCCGGGGCGCCACGTTGGGCCACCAGCCGGGCGATCTGCACCTGCGCACCCTGCGGACTGCCGTGCGCCAGCTTCCCCGCGCAGCCGCGGGCCCGGGTCCGGGCCGCCACCCCGATCACCGCTTCCGCCGGCGATGCTCGGCGGCGTACGGGCAGGTGGAGTGGTGCGGCCGGCGCAAGTCCCGCCGGCCAAACGCCAGCTTCCCTGGCACCACCCGTGCCAACGGCTTCGCCGGGGAGGCCCGCAGATCGAGGGTGACCGTGCCGAACGCCGAGACCTCCGCGTCGACGGGCATGCTGACACCCCTGCCCGTCTCCGCCCAGATGATCTCCGCATGGCAGGACCTGCAGTGCTTGACCACGTACCTCGGCTCATCCATCGGACCCCCCGGCGTGCGCCTGGTCATACCGCGCTTCCACATCGACAGCGATCCGCCCCCGCTGAGAGCACGAGATGCCCTCCGCCGCCGCCCACGCCCGGATCGCCGCCCGGCGCGAGCGCGTGTCGACTTCCGCCGGCCGGTCCCGCAGGACCCGGCCCGCCCGCAGCAGCGCCGTGCGCTCCGCAAGCTCCCGGGTCGCCCGCTCCAGCGCGGCGTGCGCGGCCGCGACCTCCGCCCGCGCCTTGGCCAGCTGTTCCTCCTCGAGCAGCTGCCCCCGCAGCTTGTCCAGGTACGCCTCGATCCGCGCGGCCAACGTCTGGAGCCGCTGCGGCCCGGAGGCGGCCCGCCGCAGCAGCTCCTCCGCCGACACAACGCGCACCGCATCCGGCGCCACCTCCACCGCCGCCGGCGCTGCGGCGGCCTCCCGCACCAGTGCGGCCGCCCGCTGCCGGTTCATGCCGACCTCCAACAGCAGCCGGTCGACCTCCTCACTGGACACGTCCGGCATGCCGTCGGCGATCTCCCGCACCGACGCACCGCGGGCGAAGCGCAGCAGCACTTCCCGCCGCGTCGGCCCGGCCAGCCGCCGCGGCCGCCCACTAGGTGCCATCGCCACGCCACCCCTCGAGCTCCGGGTCCAGGTCGTCGACGAGCACCCGCCGCCACCGGTCACTCGCCTCGTACGGCCGGCCCAGCACCGGCTGGTCTCCCGCGCGGTTGTCCTCCAGCTCGGCGAGCGCGGCCGCGGTCGCCGCGGCGAAGTGCGCCTGCGCGATCGCGGCCGCCAGCTGCCCGCCGACGATCTCGTCGTCTCCGCCCGTGCGGTACAGGTCTTCCGCCAAACGCAGGTGCTCCTCACCGGCTAGGAAGTGGTCAGGTCCCCGCATCCGTCGTCCCTCCAGACAGGTCGGTGATGGTCACGGTCATCCCGCCCGGGCAGGTGCGGCGCAGCGTGTCCCGCAACGCCATCCCGGTACGCAACTCCTCCGTGGCGACCTCCCGCCACAGCCGACCGATCGTCACGTGAGGCCCGTCAAGGTGCGCCGGGGTGTCGTCGACCAGCAGCCCGAACCCGGGCGCCGAACGGCCCCGCGGCTGCCGGCGGGTCGGCCGGCGCAGGAACGGCGGGCCGAGCGCGTCGACCACCGGCTTGGCGGTCGGATGGTAGTTCGCCGCATCCCGATGCTGCCGGTCCCGGAAGTGGCACTCGATGTCCACCCGCACCCGATCCATCTGCTTGGGCGGGGCATCAGCCCGGCCGCCGAAGCGGGCCAGCAACGACAGATAGGCGGCGTTGCGCCACCGGTCCAGCAGCGCCGGTCGAGCGCCCCAGTGCATACCGTCATTCGCCGAGATCCACGCGCACGGAGCCGCGAGCACCAGCCGCCACGGCCCGGCCGTCGCCGCCGGCGCGGCCCGGGTGATCACGCGATCCTCCGGCGGCGGGACCGGATCTCCCCGGGCTGCCGCACACGCAGCGACCGGAAATAGACGAGCTCGTCGTACCCGGGCTGCCCGGGCTGCGGCGCGGGGGTGAGGCCGCCGGCCCGCCTAAACTGGCGGGCAGCGCGACGCCAGCGGCGCCAACGGCCGGGCGCCGCGGCCAGATCCCGCAGCGGCACGGTGTGCCAGGCCCACCAGACCAGCACGGCCAACCCGACGACGAGAGCGCCGAAGATCAGAGTGTGGATCATCGTGGAGTCCTCCTCATTGGTCGGTCACGGAGTTGCTCATAGGTGGCCCACGCCCCGCGGGGTCATCCCGTGCATCAGCACCGTCCCCGCCTCCGCGGCCTGCGCCCGGTCAACCTGGGCGAACAGGCGGTGCCGGGCGGCCTGCTCCTGCCGCAAGGCGTGCTCGGCCCGGGCGGCCCGGGCCCGTGCCTGGCACAGCTGCCGGCGCTGCGCGGCGCGGGCGACTCTCCAGGTCAGGGCGACCGCCGTCACCATGATCAGGACGCAGCCGGTAATCTGCAGCACCTGCCCGTAGAGGGTCATGGCCGCCTCCCACGCTTTGCCGCCTGGCGTGCCAGGTCACCACCTAGCCGGTCCTCGAGATCCGGCCGGTAGATGTCCAGTCGGCCGCGGCGGGCCGCCGAACGGTGCGCTGCGGCCAGCTGCAGCTGCAGCTGGTGAATCCGGTAGGCCATCACCGTGCCGAGCAGCACACCGGCCACCAGAGCGCCGGCCACCACGCCCACCACCACGCCCGCGGCGAACATCACGACCGCCCGCCACGGGACCAGGAAGGCGCGTACCGGCCGTTGCGGTCCAGGTCGGCCGGGTCGGCGCCGGCAGCCAGCATCGTCGCGGCCCGCCATTCCGCCAGGCTGGTCAGCGCGTCCCCCCGCTGCACCGACCCCGGGGCGGCCCGCAGGACCGCGAGCGCCGCCGCCACCTGCCTCTCGAACGGCCGGACCATCACGCGCCACCCCGGGCGAGCTCGGCCAGCACCGCGGTACCCAGCCCGGTCAGCTGCCACAGGCACTCCGCCCGGCCGGCAGCCTGCGCCGCCTCCAGCTCGGCCTCGGGCAGCACCACCAGCCCCAGCCGGACCAGCCGGCGCAGCCGCCGGCCCACCCGCCGGTAGTCACCAGCCGCCCGCACCCACACGTCCTCGCCCTCAGCCAGCGTGCTGACTGCGTTGATCCGGAAACGGCCCACCTGCTGCGCCCGGACACCGGCCAGCAGCTCCCGCTGCGCATCGGTGAGCTGCTCCAGCACCGCCCGGGCGGGCACCCCGGTCAGCCGGCGCCGGGTCACGAGGTCACCTCACGCGGCGGGCGGCGGCGGAACAGGCCGGGCAGCGCGGCGAGGATCAGCAGCCCGAGCGCCAGGATCAGCGTGGCGGTCACCGACGCCGAGTAGGCGTTGGCGGCCGGTAGCGCCTGCCCGTTGGCGCGGGTGCTGGGCATGGTGGCGGCCTGGTGGCCGGAGGCGGCGACGAGCATGAGGATGCCGGCGGCGAGCAGGCCGTGGGCGAGGCGGCGGATCATCAGATCACCGCCCGCAGAGACCGGAGCGCCTCCTGGCGGGCCAGAGTGCGGATCGCCCGGTGCTGCACCGCCTTACACGCCGCCCGGGACAGCCCCATCGCCGCCGCCGTGTCCTCCACGGACAGTCCCCGCCAGAACCGCAGCTGCAGCACCGTGCGCTGCGGCCGGCTCAGGCAGCGCAGCGCAGCCGCCAGCACCCGAGCATGCTCGAGATGGGTCAGACGCTCCACCACCACCACGTCCGGCTCCACAACAGGCCGCCCCAGCGACGTCGGCGCCGGCGGCAGGTCATCCGGCCCACCGGCGGCCACCATGTAGCGGCGCCACCCCGACTTCGCGTGGTCGACCACCAGCCGGCAGGCGATCGTCACCAGCCACGCCTCGAACGGCCGGCCCAGATCCCGGTACGACGACGCCCGCGACAACGCCCTGGCGATCGCGTCCTGCGTCACATCCTCGGCCAGCTGCCGATCCCCGCAGCGGTGCAGCACCACCCGCAGCACGTGCGGGCGTGCCGCCACACACAACTGCCCGAACGCGACCCGGTCACCGGCCGCCGCCGCCGCCCGCAGCTGCTGCTGCGGATCCCGCTGCGCCGGCACCACCGCGGTCACCGGCCGTCCCCATCAGGGATGAACGCGGCATCTACCGGGATCGCCTGCCCCAGGTGCCACAACCCGACATCGACCGGCCACGCCGGGAAGTTGCCGGGGTCGCGCCGCACCCTGACCGCCCCCAGGTGGCAACCAGCCTGGGGGCAACGGTCCAGGACCTCCACCACCACTCCGGTGTGCCGGCCATCCAGCAACCGCACGCGGCTACCGACCGTCGGCACCTTCGGCTGCCGGGGCAGCAGCCAAGCCGCTGTCTCCGTGCCCATCACCGTGTAGGTGTGGCCACCAACCCGGACCCGCTGCCCCGGCTGAACAGCCACCGTCTTCACGCGCGACGGCTCGGCGACCGCGTGCGGCTTCACGCGCAACGGCTCGGCGGCAGGCTCGGTTGGGCAGGGCTCTCGTCGATCGATGCGGTCGTGACCACCCCCGCATCGCGGGCACCGGTCGGGCTCGTCCAGGTCGCCATCAGCGCCCGGGCCGGCCGTCTCGGCGAGCATGACGTCGGCCATCCGGCACGCGCACGCGCACGTGCACGGCCACCCGCCGGCCGCGATGCACAGGTCATGCCGGGCCAGCACGCACCAGCGGCACACCCCCTCGGGCTGCGCGACGGTCGGGGTGTCGGCGGCGCGGTCCGGACCGGTCGAGCCGGACCGCTCCAACCGCTCCACATCCAGGTACACCTGGTGCAGCCCGTCCAGCTCGGCCTCGGTGACCCCCCAGCTGGCAGCCAGCGAGTCGCCCGGGTCGTACCCGGCGCGCGACTGTGCCAGCACCACCGACTCCGGCATCCCCCGGTCCGCGGCCAGGTCGCGCACGAACTCGATCAGCCGCGGCAATCCCGGCGGCTCAGGTAGGTCAGGTAGGTTGGGTTTCACGGCCAGCTCCTATCTGGTCGAGGCCCCGGCGCGTCCAGACCGCGACCGGGGCCAACTGCTGCTAGGTGGATGTCCGGCGCCGGCCCGGCCATTGCCGCCGGGGGTCGAGGCGGCGGGTGGGACCGGCGCCGGACGATCAGGGGCGGCCGGCTCGCCGAGCTCGCCAGCGCGGCCGTGCTGCTGCGCCAGACGCAGGTACACGCGGGCGAACAGGCCGGTCAGCTCCGCGGCAGCCTCCCTACCGCGCGGGCTGTCCGGATCGAGAGAGACGGTGGTGGTCCCGGGCCGCGGCCCCGCCGGTGGTCGCGGCGCGGGCGGACTCGCCGGCGGTCGTGGCCCGGGCGATGGCCCCTGCGGCGGCGGGCTCGGTGGCTTCGCCATCAGGCGCCCTGGATGATGTCGGTCAGTGCCAGCCCGAGTCGGGCGGCGACCCCGCCTGCACGCGCCAGCCCGATGTCGTTGGTTCCGTGGCGCCACCGGTAGAGCTGGGCACGGCCGGCTCCGAGCAGCAGAGCGCGCTCGGCTCCTGTGGTAGCGCCGAGCTCTACGCAGCGAGCATCGATCAGCTGCCAGTCGAGGCGGACTGTCGCAGTCTCGGGCTCGGATGATGGATGGGTATCGAGCACGAGACACACGCTGCCACCACCCGGCGTGTTGCGCAAGCGATACAATCCACCCGATCGGATGAATGTATCCCGCGACCGGGACATGTACTGTCTCGCATATGCAACGGACACTAGTCACGGTCGGCTATCGTCAGCGCCGCGAGCGCCGCGAGCGGAGATCGCCCAATCGGCTCCGCTCCGGTACCGTGTTGCGCATGCGAGACAAGGCGCTCGGCGGGACGTGGGCCAGCTACGTACGCGCCGCACGTGAGCACACCGGGCTCACCCGCGCCCAGCTCGCGAGGGCCGCGAACGTCGGACGCGCCACCGTCTACCGATGGGAGGCTGGTGAGCAGCGCCCCGAGCAGGCGGAGATAGTGCTGCGGGTCGCGCGAGTCACCGGCGTCGACCTTGACGAGGCACTCGCAGCCGCAGGCCTGCGGCCCGGGCACCATGCCCCGGAGACGCCGCGGCGCCAGGAGCTCCCGATTGATCCGGATGTGCGGCTGCTCCTGGAACAGCTGGCCGACCCGGACGTCCCGGAGGAGCACAAGCAGCTGATCAGGGGCCAGCTGCGCTACCTGGCGGATCTGGCCGACCGGATCCGCGAGCGCCGTTGACCCGCCGGCTTGCCGCGGTCCCCGACCAGCCGGGCCGGGTGGTTCTCTACGTCCGGGTCAGCGCGCTGATGGGCCGCGCCGGCGACACCTTCCACTCCCCGGACGTCCAGCTCGGCGCGATGCGCCGGGCGACCGCCGGCTGGCGGGAAGTCGACGTCGTCCAGGACCTCGACCGCACCGGGACCACGTTCGCCCGGGAGGGCATCGAGCGGATACGGCGCCTCGCCGAGCGCCGGGAGATCGACGCGATCGCCGTCTACGACGTCAGCCGGCTGGGTCGCAACGTGCTGGAGTCGCTGCTGTTCCTTCGCGAGCTCACGTCCTATGGCGTCACGGTGATCTCCGCCAGCGAGGCGATCGACACCTCCACCGACGTCGGCGAGATGATGCTGATCAACCTCCTGAATCTCGCGCAGTACCGGTCCCGGGAGGTCGGCCGAGCGTGGCGGCAGACGATCGCCGCGCGGGCCCGTGCCGGCCGGCACCACGGCCGCGTACCCGCCGGGTACCGCCGCGGCCCCGACGGCAGGCTCCAGCCCGACCAGGCCACCGGGCCGGCCGTCCAGGCCGCGTTCGAGGAGTACGCCGCCGGCGACCCCGTGCGGGTCGTACGCCGGCGCCTGTGCGACCAACTCGATACCCACATCACCGAGAGCGCCTTCAAGAGGTTGTTGGCCAACACGGTCTACCGGGGGACGGTCCGGCTGCGGCCGCGCGGAGGCGAGCCGATCGAAGTTCAGGACGCCCACCCACCGCTGGTCGACCAGGCCACGTGGGAGCGCGTGCAGAGGCGAATCCGCCGCGACCGGCGCACCCCCTCCCGGGTCCTCGAGGCCCGCTACTCCATCACCGGGCTGGCCGTCTGCGGCCGCTGCGAGGGCGCCGCCGGCGTAACCCCCCAGCGCCGCCCCGGCGGTCGCGAGCGGGGCCACGGCGTGTTCTGCCGCGACCACCGGCAGGGCCGCGGCACCTGCGCCGGCTGCGGCATGCTCACCCTGGCCTACGTCGAGGCCGAGATCCTCCGCCAGGTCACCGAGCACATCGCGCGGCTGCGCGGCGACGTCGCCGCCGCGGTCAGCCGCACCGCCCGGGCCGCACGCGCCGGCGGAGACGCCGCCCGGGTCGACCGGGAGCTCGCCGACACCCGGGCGGCGATGGTCCGCCTGGCCGACGGGTGGGCACGCGGGCAGGTCACCGACCCGGTGTACGAGGCGACCATGGCCCAGCTGGCCGCCAGCGAGCAGCAGCTGGTCCGCCGGCTCGACGAGCTCCAGGAGGTCGCCGCGGTGCGGCCGGTAGAGCAGACCGTCCAGCTCGCCGAGCACCTGGTGGCGCTGTGGCCGCAGATGCTGCCCCACGAGCGCCAGCAGGCGCTGCGGTCGCTCGTCGGGCGGATCTTGATCCGACCGGCCTCCTACCGGGCTCAGCCCGCCCGCGGCCGCGTCGTGCTGGACTGGCTGTAGATAGCCGTACCTCACCACCGTCCAGTCCTGCTCGGCCAGCCCGTACCCGAGCTGGCGAGCGACATGGGCGCCGTACCCGGTGGCCGCCCGTGCACCGACCACGGCCACCGACCTCTCCAGCACG